TCCAGAAGGCGACAGAGTAGTGCAGTACCCACGCCACGCAAACTTGTCATTCATGCTAAAAAAATAAAAGGCACGAAAAATAATGTTTCCCATAGGTGCGTTGCTCGACATCGGCTCAAAGATGATCGACAAGTTCTTCCCCGACCCTGCTGCTGCCGAGTCTGCCAAGCTGAAGCTATTGGCGATGCAGCAAAACGGGGAACTTGCTCAACTCAATGCTGACGTAGCAGAACAGCACGAACTGACAGACCGCCTCAAAGCGGATATGGCCTCGGACTCTTGGCTGTCTAAGAACATCCGCCCTATGACCCTGATTGCCATCCTTACTGGTTACTTTGTCTTTGCCATGATGAGTGCCTTTGGGATTGATACAAACCAGCGGTACGTCGAACTGCTTGGTCAATGGGGGATGCTAATTATGAGTTTTTACTTTGGCGGCAGGACGCTGGAGAAGATACTTACTTTGACGAAGAAACCCGATGCAGCTAAGTGAGCATTTTTCCTTAGAGGAACTTACCCATACCGATCATCGTGAGTTTGACAACACGCCCACGGATAAGGAGTTGGCTAATCTGGTGCGGCTGGCTGAGTTCTTGGAGGTTGTTAGGTCGGTACTAGATGACCGTAATATCCTTATAAACTCAGCTTTTAGGTCTAAAGCGGTCAATGACTCGGTGGGTAGTAAAGATACTAGCCAACACCGGACAGGTTGTGCTGCAGATATTAGGGTTTCTGGGCTTACGCCCGATCAAGTAGTCGCATCTATTATCGCAAGTGATATAGAATATGACCAAATAATCAAAGAGTTTGATCGCTGGACGCATCTTTCAATACCGCTTGATGGGGTTAAACCGCGCAAGATTGCGCTGATTATTGATAAGACTGGAACCAGACCCTATGCTTAAGCTAATTTTTCTGCTGCGGGAATTTCTAAGGACGTAGCATGACAACTGCTGCCGTAATGACGTATGACTCTCTGGTCAGTGATATTCAACAATATCTGGAGAGGACTGACGCGCAAACGATTGCGCAGATCCCGCGTTTTATCATGCTTGCGGAACAGGTTATCGCATCTCAGATCAAGTTCCTTGGAAATTTGACTGTCAACACCAGCACGATGGTTCTGGGTGATGCGGTTATCGATAAGCCTGCGCGGTGGCACAAGACGGTGTCGATGAACGTAACCGCATCTAGTGTTAGGAATCCAGTCCTCCTGCGTAAGTACGAGTATCTGCGAGAGTACGCACCTAACCCTTCAGTCACTGGGTTACCCAAGTTCTACTGTGATTACGACTACACGCACTGGTTAGTCGCGCCTACGCCTGCAGCAGCATATGATTTTGAGGTGCTGTACTACGAGCGCGTACAGCCTTTGGATTCAACAAACCAGACGAACTGGTTCACTATTTACGCCCCGCAAGCCTTGCTGTACGGCTCCTTGTTGCAGGCGATGCCTTACCTGAAGAACGACGAACGGATGGGTATGTGGCAACAGCAGTATGACTTGATCATCAATACTCTGAAGACTGAAGATGTCCAGAGGATTGCCGACAGACAAGCTAACGTATTGGACGTTTAATATGAGCTATAACAGTCCCTTCACCGGAAATGTTGTGCAACCGACTGACGTTTCGTTCCGCGCTATAACGCTGAGTGCTAACACGCAGCTTGAGTGGCCTATTAACGGCTCCATCACGGATGATGTTGCAGCTAGGATTATGCAGGTCACCGCTTCGGCTGGAAGTCTTAACTTGTATATGCCTCCTGCCAATCAGACCTCGGTTGGCAATGATGCGCTGATTCGAAATGTCGGATCTAACACGTTCGTAGTGAAAGACTATGCTGGAACAAACACGATCATTTCGATTGCTGCTGGCGAGTCGAAGTACATCTACGTTACTACTAACGCGACGACTGCAGGCACTTGGGGGATCATAGCTTTTGGTACGGGTACATCGAGCGCAGATGCCGCTACGCTGGCTGGGTACGGCTTGATGGCTTCTGGTCTGACGCTTAACCAGTCCTCTCCTATTAGTACGTTCTCGACGAGCTATACCGCCTCAGCAACAGATCGTGCAAACATACTAGTTTGGACTGGCGGGGCAGGAACTTTGACGTTAACTTCAGCCGCGACTCTTGGCAATAACTGGTTCACGCAGGTTCGCAACGGAGGTACGGGACTTCTCACCGTAGCGTGTAGCGGTGGAGACTTGTTTAACGGATCTTCTACGGTAGGGCTTCAGCCGTCTGACTCTTGCTTTATTGCTTGTTCAGGTACGGCTTTCTACTCGATAGGGCTGGGTCAGAATACGCAATTTGCTTTCTCGCAGCTTGTTAAGACCGTAGCTACTGGGTCGTACACTTTGACCAGTTCTGAGGCGTCAAACACAATTCAGAAGTATGTCAGTGTTGGAGATCTTACGGGAAACGTAACGATCATCGTTCCACCTACTATTCAGATCTACTACATCCAGAATGCGACTTCTGGCAGTGTATCTAACTACACCGTAACGATATCGACGAATACGGGTGGGGCTGATGCAATTATATCTGCAGGTCAGCAATCAACTCTCATCTGCGACTCTCAGAATCTAGTTAATGCTAATACTGTTGTGGCTGGTCAGTCTGTCGTTAACCTGACGGATGGCTCTGTTGGTGCGCCGTCTCTTTACTTTGGTACTGAGCCGACGACTGGTATCTATAGGGCTTCTGCAGGTAAGTTTGACATAGGCATCTTAGGCGTGAACAGGGTCGAGGTGTCAGCGACAGGAATGGCTGTAGCTGGAACTGGAAACTTTACTAGCGGTGTCCTTGGCGGGACGTTCTAGTGACTAAAAAAGTCGTTGCAATCGACACTAAGCCCGGTATTCAACGGGATGGGACGCTTATAGACGCGCAGTGCTATACGGACGGTGAATGGGTGCGATTTCAACGAGGTCGCCCTCGGAAGATGGGTGGCTTTAGAGAGATTACGAACCAGATGCAGGGCTACTCTCGCGGCATCTATGTTGACTCTCAAGACGGCTACAATAATATTTATGATGGGTACAACAACGGCGTAGAGCGTATCGTTGTTGATAACGCAGGTATCGGCGCTGGCATTACTGAGTACGACATGGATGGTGGCCCTATCCTGACCACTGGGACGCTCGTAGGCGGCTCTGGGTATGTAAATGCTACCTACACCGCTGTAACCCTTACAGGCGGCTCTGGGACGGGCGCTAAGGCTACTATCGTCGTTTCTGGCGGCGCTGTGACCTCGGTTACGATTACCACGGTAGGAAACGGTTATATAGTGGGTGATACCCTATCCGCTGCCACTGCAAGCATTGGTGGGACGGGATCTGGATTCTCGTGCAAGGTAGCTACGGTTAGCTCAAGCTTTACGGCGTCTGACTTAAACTTGTGGCAGTTTGACGGGTTCTTTGATTCTACTGGAAGCGGAGATAATCTTATTCTGGCGCATCCGGGGCAGAATTTATCCCTGATCGATAGCACCACAAATACGGCTGTTTTGGCTGGCGATGCAAATGGGTCAATTATGTACCCTTTGAAGGACAGTTCTGGGACTGCTCCTACCAATGCCACAATCAGTGTGTCAGGCGGGGTAGTCGCACTGCACCCGTATGTGTTTGTCTACGGTGACAACGGACTGATCCAGAATTGCTCTGCTGGTAATGTCTTTGATTGGAATGGCCCAGACTCTAACGAGACAAACGTCTCCTCGCAAAAGATTGTTAAAGGTCTTCCAGTACGGGGCGGTTCTAACGCGCCTGCAGGCTTGTTCTGGGCGCTGGATTCTTTGATTCGCGTAAGTTATCAGCCGACCACAATAACGACTGGCGCAACAACGGTACAGCTTTACTGGCGCTACGACATTATTGGTAGTTCTTCTATCCTGTCTAGCCAGTCTGTCATTGAGTATGACGGTATTTACTACTGGTGTGGAGTGGATAGGTTCCTCCTGTACAACGGCGTGATCAAAGAGGTTCCTAACAGCTTTAATCAAAACTGGTTCTTTGACAACCTGAACTACGACCAGCGCCAAAAGGTTTGGGCGACTAAGGTTCCGCGCTTTGGCGAGATCTGGTGGTTCTACCCGCGTGGAGACGCTACCGAATGCACTGACGTTATTATTTACAACGTGCGTGAGAACATCTGGTATGACGCTGGATCTGCTGCTGGCGCGACGAGGACTGCTGGGTACTTCTCCCAAGTGTTTCACTACCCTGTGATGGCTGGAGAAGACTTAAGCGTATCTACGAATATTCTTACGCAAAACATTTCTACGGTAAATACACAAGCCGTTATTGTCACCGCTAGTAGTGCGTTGATACAACCTGCACTTATTGTGACGGCAGCAGGCGTTCCGTCTAACACTACGATATCAACGGTAGCGCCGTGTGCTGCGGTGTTCTCAGCGACTATTGCCGCAGTAACAATGACTGTTAGCGCAGTAACGTCTGGATTTATCGCTGTTGGTCAGACTATCTCAGGCACTGGGGTTACGGCAGCAACAACAATCACTGCGCTTGGAAGCGGTGTTGGCGGGGTAGGGACTTACACGGTAAGCATATCTCAGACAGTTGCTGCACCTGTTACCGTTACGGCGTTAAGAACTGGCTTCTACAACGTCACCCTGTCTGCAAATTGCACTGCTACCGCTACCGTCTCGGCTGACTTCTACACTGTAGCTAACCAGATCAGTCTTTGGCAGCACGAGATTGGTACGGATGAGGTGAAGGGTGAGAGCCTATCTGCTATTTATAGCTCCTTTGAGACTAGCGACATAGGGCTTGTAACGGGTGGGCCAACTGCTCCTTCTGCTGTTGGGGATAACTTCTGGTTACATCTGTCTAGGGTAGAGCCTGACTTTATTCAGGCTGGTGAGATGGAGATGTACATAACGGGCAGACCTTTTGCGCAGTCTACGGATGTGACGACTGGGCCGTACCTGTTCGATCCTGATACGGGGAAGATTGACTTGCGAGAGCAGAGGCGAGAATTACGATTGAAGTTTGTCAGCAACGTGCAGGGTGGTAATTATCAGTTAGGCGTTCTGCTCCTGAGTGCTGACTTTGGTGACGTTAGGCCGTACTAATGACTCCCGCCATTGTCTATGATCCTAGATACCATACGTTTGAGTCTTGGGCGTCTCTGATGTGTGAGGCTTATGCTGCGCAGAGTCTTCAGATTGCTGGTTCTGAGGATAACTGGAAGGCTTGGGGTGCTGGGTTGAAAGGCATTGACGTATTTGCGAATGAAGCTATTCCAAGTCCGTATATATTTGAAAATTGGCAGGATTGGGCTGAAGCCGTAGTCAATGCTGTAAATCCAAGGATGTGAAATGAATACAAGTGAGATCATAAAAAGCACCTGCAAAAGCTGGGGGTACGATGAGCAAAAGGCTAACGCTTTTGTCATTGCTCTGAGTGATTTTGTTAAGAGTGGCGAGGTCACGCTGATGCGTGAGTCGGACACGGTGATCATTTTTAAATACTTGGATGAAGAGAGTGTTGAATTTCACATCTTTACCGTAGATCAGCCGATGGCTTTAGCTAATGCTATGAGTAAGATGTACGAGGCATTCAGGAGTTCTAATATTAAGTACGGCGAAAGCACTACTGATAATCCAGCGATCATCAAGCTTGCACAACGTGTGGGTATTCCTATTCAGGCTCGTAAGCTTGGTGATAGATACCAAGTAGAAATTGAGGTGCAATAATGGGTGGAGGCGGCGGCGGCGGTCTTATAGCAACAATAGTTGTTATTGCGGTAGCTATTGCAACGGATGGAGCAAGTCTTGCAGCAACAGCAGAGGCAGGCGCAGCACTTGATGTTGCCGCTATTTCTGCCGCAGACTATGCTGGTATTTCTGGCGTAAATGCTCTAGGTGCAGAGGTAGCTGCTTCAACAGCAGCCGCAGCAGCGGGTACTGCCGCTGGAGTATCTGCGGGTACTTCTGCTGGAACATCTACTGCAGGCTTGAGTGCTTTAGACGCAGGGATAAACGCATATGGATCCTCTGCAGGTTTAGGCACTGGATTGACTGATGCAGCATTAGCTTCTAGCACTTTAGCTGAGGGTGCAGGGTACGCTGGAGGAACATTAGCCGAAGAAGAAGCCATAAGAACAGCCATACAGCAGCAGTCGATGAATTCTGCATTATCTGCTGCAGGGAAAGGCGCGATCCGTGGCGCTGTAATGAACCCTAAAGATCCACTAGGCGGCGCAATATCAGGTGGTCTTACTGGTGGGCTTGGCAGTGTTGCTAGTGGCATTGGCGCTGATATGGGCATCCCTGACGTTGTCACCAAGGGAGCGACTAATGCGGTAATGCAGCTTGTAAATACAGGGCAGATTGATCCGACAAAGATAGCGATGGGTGCGGCTAATAGCACTATCGGAAGCTATCTTTCTGATAGCGGCGTGCCTAAAGACCTTATTCCCTCTGCAACACAAGCAATCTCTGCAACCTTGCAAGGTCAGAATATAAACCTTGAGAAGTCTATACAGTCAGGGATCGCAGGTACGTTGGGTAACATGGCTGGCAGTGGGGCGCAAAGTCTCTATAACGACAAGAGTTCTGGACTAATTAGCGACATTGTTTCCCCTTTAACTAGTGGCGCAATTAAGAACGAGTTTGCCCCTTCTGGCGTTCAGGCTAGGAATATTGCAGGTTTTGGAGTGAATGCACCGTCTGGGCTAATGCCAACAGCGGGATTGAGCGGTGCGTCTCCGAAGATCAACGCTGCAAATTCGCTGAATCAATTTTACGGTACGCCCTCGACGCCGGGAGTAGAGACGCCTGAAGGGGTGTACAAGAACCCTTATGGCAATCCAGCAAATGCACCGTTCTTGGCTGCTAACATATTAAAATCGGCTGAAGAGGCTCCCCCTGTAGATGCGGATCCTAATTCTCCACTGGCAACAGCGAACAAGCTCTATACGGGACTTGATCCTAAGCTAATTGATATCCTGAATACCAGAGGCTATGACGTAACCAAGCCAATGGCGCAGGGTGGTACAGTTAATATGGTTCCGGGGCCAGAGGGTCGGTACTATGCCAGTCACCCCACCAGAGGCTTTGCAGTGGGCGGGGCGGGTACTGGGCAGTCTGATGACATCCCCACCATGCTCTCGGACGGTGAATACGTCTTTGATGCTGATACCGTAGCGGCTTTGGGAGATGGATCTTCCAAGGCGGGTGCTGCCGTTCTTGATAAAATGCGTCAAGCGATTCGGAAGCACAAACGCTCTGCGCCTGTTAATGATATTCCCCCGAAAGCAAAGTCGCCGCTGGCGTACCTGAAAGGATCTAAACATGGCTAGTCTATTCCAAGGGAGTGCAATGCCTGATGTCAACACGACACAGACATCTGCAACAACCGCCCCTGACTGGTACAACAACTTCCTGAGTGGTCTGTCTACGTCTGGGCAAAGTGCTGTCACAGCGGGTGGTGTGGCTGGCCCTTCGCCTCTCCAGCAAGCCGCCTACACAGGTGCGCCTAGTGCGATAAACGCTGGTCAGCCTTCTATGACTGCGGCTCAGAATGCGGCTATGGGCGTGGCTGGTACGCCTACTTCAAGCCTTATGTCGCAGTATGAGAACCCGTACCAAGCTGGCGTTGTCAATGAGATTAACCGACTAGGTCAGCAGCAGTTCCAAGAGACTTTGGCTCCGGGCGCTGTATCTGGGGCGGTAGGCTCTGGTCAGTTCGGATCGAGACGAGGGATGGAAGTCTACGGAGACGTAGCGCGGGATGTGAATAAAAACATCTTGGGACTGCAGACAAGTGCTTTGCAGAGCGGATATGACAAAGCTTTGGCTGCAGCACAACAGCAGCAGAAGCTAGGTCTTGATACGGCAACGACACTAGGCAACATTAGCGGTCAGCAGTACACGCAGGGGGTGGGTGGTATTAACGTCCTGTCTGGTCTTGGAGCGCAACAG